AACAAAGCCGAGCAAGCCGCATTGCGCGCGACCAAGAAGATCGCTGATATTATCGAAACCCTGCGCCAGGATGATGCAAAGGACGATACTGACGCAGACGCTATGCTGGATGAATTGAACGACCTGTAAGCCAGCCCTCGTCCCTTAATCCAAGCCCCCGGCATCGTCCGGGGGTTTTTACTTGGGGGATGGAATCGCCGGGGGATTATGCCGGGGTAATCCGGGGGTGACAAATACGGGGGGATGGGCCGGGAAAAATCCCCATGGATGCCCCTATTCGGGCCATAGCGCGCTCGAGGGGCCGGGATGGTAGGTTAGTATCACCCCCGACCAAAAATCGCGCCACGGCCCATTAAACCCATTTTCCCATAGTTCCCCCAGATCGTCTTGCGATTGTCCCAAAAAATCCCGCTAGTTGCTGGCGATTGTCCCTAAAAGTTCGTTCGTACAAGGGACCCCGGCCCATCCTTCCCTGTCCATGCCCCCCTCCCCCCCCACCCCCAGATATTTTTTTTATTGTAGAAGGGAGGGGGAGGGGGTATCAACAAGAGGAAGGACGTGGCACCCTCCTTTCGGTACACGAACAATTAGGGGAAATGGCAAGCAACTCGCAGGGATTTGGGGGAAAATGTCGGGGAAGTACTGACAACAAGGGGCTTGCCTACTGCGAACAATCGGGGACAATGGGATTGTCCGGGGGATTATGGGTTAATAATCCCTGGGAGTTACCCTCTGTTTCAACCCGGCTCACAAGCCAAACTGGAGTACATACCATGCCACGCAGCGACTCGCCACTTACCAAAGAGAACCAACTTTATCAAGCCTTTTGGAGGCAAGCCCTTACCAACGGGAAGCAGGGGCTAACCCTGCCCTGCAAAACACAAGCCGAGGCATCCCGGCTCCGCTTTGCCCTTTACAACAGCGTCCGGGCATTTAAGCAGGGGAAGGTGCAGCCGGATCAGGAACTGGCTGAAGCCATTGCCAACGTCACGATTACCTTTACTGAAGACAAAAAGGGGCTTCAATTAACCAATCGGCTGGACAGCGGACTGCTTTCGGAATTGGCAAAGCTGATCCCGAAGGAAAAGATTGTCAATGCAGAAGAACTGGCCAGCCGGGAAGCGCTGAAACGCATGGAGGAGCGCTTAGGAGGGATGACAACGGCAGATCCCGCAAAGCCCTCCAACCCGGCCATGCCTACGGGACTGACTGCAGGTTCCTCAACCCCTTACTACACTCGGGAGCGATAAAATGGCCAAAGGATTCATGCATCCAAGCAGCTACCCGATCGGCTGGCTGACAGCAACGGAAAAAGCAAGCCGATTGGCCTTACTGGAACTTCCCGAATGGGAGAAATGGGTTTCAATTGACTGGGCCAGGGGGGAATCCGGGGCAGTTGAGCGGATGAAACGGCTTAGGAGATTCCGGGATGGGCTGGAAGCTCACCAGTTTGAGTACCCCTGGGCCGGGGAAGCTCTTGCGAAGGGCTTTCGACTTGGATTCAGGAAGCAAATTGCAGCAGGGGTTTGGGATATTAAGGTCGGATGGATTGCATCATCAGGGATTAGCCCAGAAACGCTGGCGATTTTGCAGGAAATTCGGAAGTAGTTTGAAAAAAGTATTGACAGCTCGAATCAAATCCCTGATCATCAATCCATCGCACCGCAATGAGGCATACCGGCAGGCACCTTAGCGACAGCGATCCTTCAAAATGCCTGCTAACTGGATGGAGAATTGAAAATGGCAAAAGTTGAAACTGCAATCGAAACCGTGACGATGACTGATGGCCGCATCGTGGACTTTCCCGGCAAGCGCAAGCTGCTGAAGACCTCGGAAGTTACGGCTGAAGGTTCCGTGCAAGTTCGCCTGGATTTCCGCAACGGCCAGACCCGCTTGTTCACGGTTCCCGGCAATCTGCTGACCAAGTTCGCAGCCCACGGCGCCGAGCAGAAGTTGGGCGATGAGATTGCCGGTCTGGACGACATGGATGACGCAGTGCTGGCAATTGATGACCTGATCGACCGCCTGTACAATGGCGAATGGGGCATTCGTCGCGAAGCCTCCGGCATGGCCGGTACCAGCGTCCTGGCTCGCGCCCTGATCGAAGTGACTGGCAAGTCCGCCGAGAAGGTTCGCGAGTACCTGAAGGGCAAGACCCAAGCGGAAAAGGTTGCCCTGCGCAACTCCGCAAAGATCAAGCCCGTTGTGGAGCGTATCGAGGCAGAAAAAGCTGCCAAGGGCTCCAAGGTCGACACGGATGCGCTGTTGGCTGAACTCAGCTGATTGCGAATGGGGGCTGGAGTTATGACCTAGCCCCGACCACCAGGCAGGTAGTGTCTGGTACGAAACGCCGATGCAGTGGATTAGTCTCCAGGCTGCATCGGCGTTAGTACTTTGGGCGGGGGACTAGGAACTGTGTTTACACCGGGGGATTATGCATATATAATTCGTGGGTGAATTAGGAATCCCCCTGATTCAGTAACTGGAGACTAACATGACCATCCAAGTCGCTTCCACGCGATTCGCAAGCAGCAAAGCCACACTGCAAGCTGCTCTCAACAGCACCCCGGACCACGTTCGCTTTGATGATCCAAGCATCTTCGAAGGCAGCCGCGGCCACTTCGATGCCAGCTCAATCAAGCCCGGAGAAAAGTTCCCGGTTGTAATGGACCCTCAGACTCGTCGGCGCTTCGCCACAGTCGAGCGCAAGCTCAATGGTCAATTCAAGGTAAGCTGATTGGGGGCAGGGGTCATGACACAACAAGTAGATGATTTTGCAGATCAAGAAACTGACAATGACTTTGAAGCCCTGGATAGCTTGATAAGCAACCCCAAGCCGCAGCCGGATGCAGCAGATCCCGAGGAGGGATTTGATGAGCTGGACGAGCTGCTGGCGGGCGCTTTGGAAGAGCGCAAAGTTGCAGAACAGGTTAAGGTAGCTCGGGCCAAGGCCAAGGGCGGGTTTCAGCTCGATGCAGCCGATCTCGAACGCATCCGGCGCTGGGAACTGGAGCGCGAATGGACAGCAGTTGCCAACACCGCGATCTTCCGCCGTTACCAGTGCGCTTGTGGGTTCCATGCAACTGTCTTTGAAGGCATGATGCTGGAGCAAAAGCACAGGACTGACAGCCATGCCCATCGCTGGACGAATATTGAAGCTCCGCAAGCGGGCTTGCCCAACACAACTGCCATTCGTGTGCAGGAAACTGAATTCTGCCAGCGCTGCGCAGCCCCCAAGGGTTTTGAGCTGGCTGGCGCAACAATTTGGAAAGTCTAAGCCATGCAAAGCGATTACATCAACCATCCTCCTCGCTGGCTGCTTGCCATTTACTTCATCGCAATCGCAGCCATGTGGCTGATGCTCAGCACCAGCGATTATCGGGAAGCCCGAAAGCTGGAATGCGCGAACCGGAGTTCCCAGAAGTACCACGTTGAGTGGGATCAATCAACCGACACCTGCAGAAAGGAAAAGCGCAATGGCACGACCCAAGAAAACCGATAGGCCAGTTGAGAAAAATATCAGCCTCCCCCAATCCATCGTGGTTAGGGTGGAGCTGATGCTCTTCAGTGAACTGGAAGGCCGGGTTCCTTTTGGAGCTTGGCAAAAGTATATGGTCAGCTTGATTGAAGCTGATCTAGCGAAACGCGACGCAAAGGAGATTGCTCGTGGATGAGATTGATCGCTTGGAGGACCGCAATGCTCAGGAAGTCGAATTCGCCCGTCGGGACAAGGAGGCTCAAGCAGCCAAGCTCGCTTCCCAACCTGAAGTTGAAAACTGCGTGGTGTGCGATGAACACTTACCAGGGCTTCGCCGTGCAATGCACTGCATTCGCTGTGTGGACTGCCAAACGCTTTATGAACGCCGGCAGAGGCTTTTTTCAAGGGGATAAGTCATGAAGATTCTTGGATGGTTTACTCAACATGAGAAGACAAAAGAGCTGATCCCGGATGATGCAGGAAACCCGCCAGCTCATGACTGGGGGCCGGCAATGCAGCTTGTTGAGCTGGAAGATGCCAGGAAGGAAATTCAGCTGGCGAAGGAAGCGGCTTATCAAGCTGGTGCTGCCGATGCGATTGCGAAGCTGCGGGAAGGTGGGGTTGAGTTGCCTAAGCGAGTTATCGAAATCGGCGTCCCAACCTACTACCCGGAGCTCCCCGCGCTAGTCATCAACTACGGCGACCGCCGTGTTGCCGCTGCTCAGGTCGTAACCCCCAAGGTCAACTACGCGCCGCTGTATGAATACGCAAAGGCCAACAAGGTTAACTACAACCAGTTGTGCGCAATCGTCAACCATGCGGTAGGCATTGGCGAACCTACACCGGAGGCACTATGAGCCGCGAAGCGTTTGAGAAATGGTGGGACCACGCCTTCCACTTTACCGGCGACCGGCGTGACGCTTGGGATGCTTGGCAAGCCGCAACTGCCGCTGCTGTGCCGCCCGGATATGTGGTGGTGCCGGTGGAGCCGACTGAGGCAATGATGAATGCAGGGTATGACGCAACTCGTTTGCAGGACGGTACGCCACAGTTTTGTGACTCCGGATTCTGTCTCGGCCATTCTGAGAAGATTTACACCGCCATGCTGGAAGCAGCGCCGAAGGAGCAGAGCAATGAATAACCCACAAAAGCAATATCTGTGGAAGCTGATCGAACAGTATCGGCAATCGGGTGGGCGCGAGGAACACTGGCGCAACCGGGATGTGCTGGACATAGAGATAGACCGACTGATTGACGAGGTGAGCATCGCAGCACAGGCCAAGAGACTTGCCCTTGAGCTGGAGTGCGTACTTATGAGTTCACCCGGCGCGAACGTCAGCAAGTGGTGGGACTCTGGAATGGAAGCATTGCAGCAGTACCGGGATGCGTGTGCATTGGCGTATCAGGAGCAGGCAGCGCAGCTGATGGAGCATCGGGAATGAAAGTCTGCCGAAGCTGTCAACTCCCAAAGCCCGAATCTCGCTACGTTCAGTATCGCAGCATCTGCATGGATTGCCGTAATGCGACCGCTCGGGCTGCCCGACCTGCCAGGGAAGAGCGCAAAAAGCAAGCCCAACGGGAACTCAACCCGAAGGAGTTCAGCAACCCCTGGCTCGCAGCCCATTATCCGGGAAGGAACTTCCATGATGCTCCAGATCGAAAGCGCTAAGCTGCAGGAGCTTCTCGACGAAGCCTACTTGCAAGGCTTTCTCCGATCCGGGGAAGGCTGCAATGGGGAATACCCATACAACCGCGATCCCATCGGGGTCTTGGCAAGTGCCGGATTCTGCTACCACCGAAACCAGGCAGTCCGGGAACTCCTCACCATTGCGAGCACTTATGCAGACCCCGGCAGCTGCCGCACATGCAGTAACCGGGGGCGGGTGAACGGGCTCAGCCAAGAATCATTCTGCGATAGCTGCGTTTATCAAGAGAGCTGGAGAAAGAATCACTATCATGCAGACCCCTCGGCAAAGTCTAATTGAAACCCTCGCAGGAACGGCGGCCGGCTTTGCCATCGCCCTCCTCGCGCAGATCTTCATCACCGAACTCTATGGGATCAAGAGTACCTTCCAACAGGACCTCTTCATCACCATCTTCTTCACCGGCATCTCCATCATCAGGGGATACATGGTGCGCAGGTTTTTTAACTGGCTCTGGAATCCGAGCCGCAACAACTGAAAGGCCCCTCATGGCAACCCAAGCAATCGCAACGCTGAATGAAGAGCAATCCGGAGCTCTTCAAGCAATCAAAATCTTCCTGGAAGGTAAGGAGCAGTTCTTCGTCCTTCGTGGCAGCGCCGGGACTGGCAAAACCTTTTGCATCCGCAAGCTGATCGACATGACCAAAGGACGCTTCGTCTTTACCGCCCCGACCAACAAGGCGACGAAGGTTCTCCGCGAATCCGTGACCAGCCAGGACTATAAGCCCGAGTGCCGGACGATCTATTCGCTGCTCGGCCTGCGCTTGGAAGCCAACGGGGAAGTGAAGGAACTCAAAGCCCCCGAAGACCCTTTGGACTTGTCCAGCTTCAAAGCCGTGATTGTCGATGAAGGTTCGATGGTCAACCAAGTCCTCTTCACCCACATCAAGTCCACTGCCGAACGGGATCGGATCAAGTTCATCTTCCTCGGTGATCCAGCACAGCTGCCCCCGGTTAAGGAGATCGCATCCCCGATCTGGAGCCTGGGGAACGTGGCCACGCTGGAAAAGGTCATGCGGCATGACAACGCGATCTTGGAACTGGCAACACAGTTGCGCAGCATCGTGGATAAGCCGTTCGCTTCCCCGAAGCTCGCTCCAAAAAATGATGGCGAGCAGGGGATCTGGCAATACAAGGGCATCGACTTCGAACGTCAGGTCAAAATCGACGCGGAATGCGGAGCTTTCTCTCGCCCCAATGCCAGCAAGGTCATCGCTTGGCGAAATGTCGAAGTCGATCGCTTTAATTCCTTCATCCGGGGGATCATCTACCCACAGGCCAGCCAGCCCTGGCTCGTCGGTGACCGAGTGCTGTTCACTGCCCCTGCCAAGGACCTGGACGATGAGCCTATGGCCAGCACCGATGATGAAGGCGAAATCACACGGGCGGATGAAGATTGGCATCCCCTGTATGGGGAGTTCAAAACCTATCGGCTTGCCATTACCCTCGATGACAATCGCACAGTCGTGGCGCAGGTACTCCATCCAGATTCCCAGGCTGCCTATCAGCGCCGGGTCGAAGAACTGTCAACTGCCGCTCGCTCCGATTCTCGCAAGTGGCGCCAGTTCTGGGAATTCAAGGATGCTTTCCACCAACTCCGCTACGCCTACGCCATCACTGCTCACCGCGCACAGGGTTCCACCTACGACACAGCTTTTGTTTATTGGCAGGACATTCTCCAGAACCGCAATCGTCAGGAAGCCTATCGCTGCCTCTATGTGGCCGTTACCCGCCCAAAGCGTGCGCTGATTCTTAGCTAAACTTGGTTGACACCCACGGATTAACGGTGGATAATTCGTGGGTGATTTACCAATTCCTCAACTTCCTGGAGCCTCTATGCACTACGCCCCCTTTCGCACTCGGCGCCTTCCGGCGCTAATCAACTTCATCTGCCGCTTCTGGCATCATCCAGCAGTCTCCGCACCAATCAAGGAGTCCGATCATGAGTAACCCCGATCTGTCCTTCAAGGTCGCTGAATGGCGTCAAAAGGCCCGCGAAGGTACTTTGTCCATGGACGAGATGAAGGAAGCTATCAAGGTCCTTCGCGCCGGTCGTGCGATGATTCCGGCAGCGACCGGCGGCTCCCGTACCCGCAAAACTGCCAGCTCCACCAAACCCTCCGGCGAGGATTTGCTGAGCGAATTGGAAGGTTTGTAAGCTTAGCTTCCCTGGAGATTCCTCCGAGTCTCCAGCCAGCTACGCTTCCTGTAGCGACATTTCAGGAGAACTTATGACAACCATGCACGTTTATCTGTCCATCGAGGGGCAGGAACAGCTTGCCCTTGGCAAGGAAATTCAGACTTGGCACACGACGCTATCTCTCAGCGAGATTGCCTACGAAGGCTACACTGGCCGACACATCGGGACAGTTGAAATCGAGCTGCCGAGCAAGGAATCCTGCTTGCAGCCAGTCCTCGAACGGCTGAAGGCCAAGGAACAGGAAATTCAGGCCGAAGCCTACAAGGAAATGATGGAAATCAAAGCTCGCCGAGACGCCCTGCTGTGCCTGACAATGGAGGCCCCCAGCCATGTCTAAGCAGCGCCCCATGTTCCCCCATACCTTCGACAGCACCATGCTTTCTGCATTCACCAGCTGTCCTCAAAAGATGTTCCGCACCTATGTGGAGCACTGGAAGCCCAAGTCCGAATCTGTCCACCTCATTGCTGGCGGGGCTTTCGCCAAGGGCATTGAAGTCGCCCGGAAGGAATTCTATGAAAAAGGCCAAGATTCCGAAACCGCAATCGCAGCGGGCTTGCAAGCCCTCCTCGTTGCTTACGGCGATTATGAGGACCCTTCCGGCTCCGCCAAGAGTCCAGAGCGAATGGCTGGCGCTTTGGAATTCTATTTTGACAACTACCCCTTGTCCCACACCGAAGGTGCTCTTCCGATCAAGTTTCCGTCTGGAGCCCTTGCCATCGAGTTCAGCTTTGCCGAACCCCTGGACATTATGCATCCAGTCACCGGCGACCCCATCCTCTACACCGGACGAGCCGACATGATTGCCGATTTCTGCGGCGGCATCTACTGCGTCGATGAAAAGACCACCAGTTCCCTCGGCGCTTCCTGGGGCAAGCAGTGGGAAATGCGCCCACAGTTCACCGGCTACCAATGGGCTGCCAACCGTGCAGGAATCAATGTGCAGGGAACTTTGGTTCGCGGGGTTTCCATCCTGAAAACCAAGTACGACCACCTCCAGCACATCACCTACCGCAGTCCCTATGAAGTCGAGCGCTGGCTCGAGTACGTCCACCGCAGCATTGCCAAGGCCATTACCATGTGGAAGGAAGGCTATTGGGACTATGCAATGGGCGGGGCCTGCGCCGAGTATGGCGGTTGCTCCATGGTCAGTGTCTGCAAATCCAACGATCCCGAGTCCTGGCTCCCGATGTACTTCGAGCGCCGGGTCTGGGACCCCTTGGCGCGCAAGGAGCTGACGGTTGCTGAATGGGAAGCCTCATGGGGGCATGATGCCAGCCATGTACTTCCTGGGCAATAGGCTCCTCGGAACTTCCAACGATCTCCCCCGATGGGACGAGAAGCAGGTCAATCATCAAAACCATGCTTTGTTCTGCCCCACTTGCGGGGAGGTTTGGGGAAGGATAACCGACACGCGGGTTGCTGGCTGGTTCGCAGTCACCCGCAATTGCAGCAAGCACGGCGACGGGAGCTTCATCGCCCCTTGGCGAATCTTGTTCGAGGAACTCCCGCCGGAGGTTCTTCATTATGAACTTCAAATCCGGCTTAACAAGTATGAGGTTGAAAATGGCACAAGCAAAATCGAGCCGAAGTGATAGCAAACTGGCTGCGGCGCAGGAATCCCACGCGACAGACGCTGCTCGCACAGGAGATGCCTTCATGGTGCTGGCTGGTAGTCTGAAATCCATCGTCGAAGTCCACTCCCGACTGATTGCCAGTTGGAATGCTCGTCAAGGCTTTTGGGACTGCGACAATACAGGGGAAAAGATTGCCCTGATGCACAGTGAGTTGAGTGAAGCTCTGGAAGCTGACCGCAAGGGGCTGACCAGTGACCACATTCCAGAGTTTTCTGGTGTGGAGGAAGAGCTGGCTGACTGCATGATCCGTATCATGGACTTTGCAGGTCACCATGACCTCCGACTGGCCGAGGCTTTGACTGCCAAGCTTCAGTTCAACCTAACCCGTCCCTACAAGCACGGAAAGGCGTACTAACCCCGGCGCAGCAGCGGTTCTGCTACAATTTTCAACTATTGGAGTTTTTATGCTTACTATTGAAGCAGTTGCAAAGTTTGCACATGACATGAATGCAGCCTACTGTCGTGCTATCGGTGATGACAGTCAGCCATCCTGGGAGGATGCCCCCGACTGGCAGAAAGAGTCTGCAATGAAAGGTGTCCAGTTTTGCCTGAGCAACCCTGATGCACCGCCCTCTGCCAATCACGACAGCTGGCTGGAAGTCAAAAAAGCCGATGGCTGGAAGTATGGCCCTGTGAAGGACGAAGTAAAGAAGGAGCACCCATGCTTCGTTCCTTATGACGAACTGCCGGTTGAGCAGAAGGTGAAAGACTACCTGTTTAAACAGGTCGTTGAAAGCCATCGCAACCTTACCAGCTGGTAGTCATTATGAGCCTGGCTTCCATTATCTTCTGGGTCGTGGTGGCCAGGCTCGTCTTCTGGCTCCTCGAAATTTTCTTCACCCTGTAACACTGAGTACATCATCATGGAACAAGCACTCGCACAATCATCCCTTCCCGGCGTCAATGTCATGCTCATGGGACCAGCCGGCTCCGGCAAGACTCACGCCCTGGCAACCCTGGTCGAATCCGGCATTGAGGTTTTCTATCTGGCCCTGGAACCCGGCCTGGAGTCCCTGCTCGGCTACTGGACCGATAAGGGCAAGCCCGTTCCCGACAACCTCCACTGGCACACCCTCAAGGCCCCGGACACCAGCTTCACTGACATGCTGGACACCGCGACCAAGATCAACCAGTTCAACCTCGAAATGCTTGCCAAGATGAGCGACCCCAATCGCTCCCGCTATAACCAGTTCATGGAGCTGTTCAAGGTCCTCAACGATTTCCCCGATCAGCGAACTGGCAAGAACTTCGGTGCAGTCAACACTTGGGACAAGTCCCGCGCCCTTTGCATCGACTCCCTGACCGGCTTGAATGGCGCAGCCTTGAACCTTGTTGTCGGCGGTAAGCCTGTCCGCAGCCAGTCCGATTGGGGCATCGCTCAGCAGCAGCTCGAATCTCTGCTCCGCAAGCTCACCGAAGGTTGCCCCTGCCATTTCGTCCTACTTGCTCACGTTGAGCGCGAAACCGACTTAGTCCTCGGCGGCGTCAAGCTCATGGCATCCACTTTGGGCAAGGCCTTGGCTCCCAAAATCCCTGCCATGTTCTCAGACGTCATCCTAACCGTCCGGCAAGGTGACAAGTGGACTTGGGACACCAGCTCCGCCTTAGCCGACCTCAAAACCCGCAACCTTCCCATCAAGTCCGACATTTCGCCTTCCTTCGCCCCGATCATTTCCAAGTGGGAGGCCCGTGCGCGTAGTACTGTGCCCGTTGCGATTGACACCTTGAAAACCGCATAGCACAATTGAATCCTCGGCGCATAACGGGTGGCCACTGCCTGTAAAGCGCCTTTTCGTTCAGTGGCACTTTCCTTAACCTTCTGGAGCATTCCAAATGTTTGATCCCAATCAGTTCCTCGACATGCAAACCACTGACGCGAACGACACCAAAGTCGTCCCCGTCCCTGTTGGCGAGTACCTCGCTCAGGTCAGCGAAGTCAAGGCCCGCACCTGGACTTCCAAGGCCGACCCCACCAAGTCCGGCGTTGCCCTGGATGTGCAGTGGGAAATCGAAGATGCCAACGTCAAAGCCCTTCTGGGCCGCGACAAGGTGACCGTCAAGCAAGGCATCATGCTGGACATGACTGAATCCGGTGGCCTGGACATGGGCAAAGGCAAGAACATCGGCCTGGGCCGTATTCGCGAAGCCTGTGGCCTCAACACCCCCGGCCAACCCTTCGCCGCTTCCATGTTGACAGGTCGCATGGCCAAGGTTAGTGTTACCCATCGCGTTGACGGTGATCAGATTTATTCTGAAGTCAAGGGTGTGGCCAAGGCCTAATCAGCCTTCCAGAGGTCTTCGGACCTCCTAAAGCGAAGGGGATCATTCGGTCCCTTTCCCTTTAGCGCCCTGTGATAACTGTCAGTTGCCTCCCGCTTTTCCTCCCTGAGCGGGCTTCGTCACAGGGTCTTTTTATTCAGTAATTGCCCGAGGTATTTACCCGTGCTTTCAGTCAAGTCTCTCAAACCCCCCCGGAAAATAGCGCCGTTTTGGGCCATTTTCCCATTCGGGGGTATGCTATCCCCCATCCCCGGTATTTTGAACGCATGGCGCCCCCATCCCGGCCCGGCGCTCGGCATTCCTGCGCGATAATTTCACCATCCCTCAACCCTACTAAGGAAACCCCCATGCGATATGCTTCAGCTTCCAAAATCATCATCAAACCTGAGCGCCAGCGACAGGAATTCGACGAAGAGGCCATGCAAGAGCTGACCGATTCTATCGAAGCCCGTGGCTTGATGCATCCTCCGGTAATGCGGATTGAAGGCCAGGATTTGGTCCTCGTTGCGGGTGAGCGCCGGCTGAAAGCTATCCAGCAGTTGCATGAGCTTGGTATGAGCTTCCAGTGCGATGGAGAAGATGTACCGGAAGGTCTGGTCCCTTACACGCTACTTGGTGAATTGTCCTTGCTAGAAGCTGAGGAAGCGGAATTGGACGAAAACCTCAAGCGCAAGGACTTGACATGGCAGGAGCACGCAGCAGCCACGGCACGCTTACATAACCTGCGACAGCGGCAGGCAATCGAGCGCGTGA